GAGGTCCGTTTTTGTGTCCCGCTCATAAAGAAACTGGTCCAGGGCTTGCTCAGAGAAGAAGATCATGCAGCCGTCACCCGGCTTTATCGGGTAGGCGATGGTCGCGTTCTGGTTGGAGCATTGGATCAGCACCACGGGAACGCCCGTGATCTGCGGATAGTCCATCTTCTCCCCGTCCGGCTTCTTGATCTTCATGGAGGGAAGGACCGTGGCCTGGCACGTCCCGGGGTCAAAAGAAACGATCTTCCCCGGGACGCAGGTATGAACCTGGGCCAGTAGGGTGTTCACAGTCTCTTTCACCTGCTCCACAAATTGGCCTTCGCCGCTCATCCCGTCACCTCCAGGACCCTGGCCTTGCACTTCCAGTCGCCGCTCAGGTTGTCGCCGTCGATGTCCAGGGTGGCGATGCGGAAGAAGCCGGAGAGAAATTTGCTGTCGATTTTCACATAGTCCCCTATGCCTATGGCGCCGTTCATCAGGTACTCGATGTCGTAGCCGACCTGGTTTTTCCCGTCGGAGTCCGAATTACTTACCTGGACCCGCTCAGGAAAGCCGATAAGGCCGGTGTCCGCGCTGAGTATATATACTTCCTTGCTCATCACGTCCCCCGGTTTCTTGACCTGGAGGATGCCGTTCTGGATGGACCATTCCAGGCCGCTCACATCGCAAGCCTTACTGAGGGCCACCTTGGCCTGGCCGACGAACGAATATCCGTTGGGGATGTCAGCAAACTCGGCGTTGTAGGAGTAGGAGACCGTGACGCCCATTTGGGCCGCCACATCGTCCATGATCTTTTTTGTGTTGACGGTCCCGGCGTATGAAATGGACACCCAGGTATCCCGGATCACGGCCAGCCCGTCCACGACCTCAATCTCAGTCAGCACATTGGCCCCGTCCGGCTTGGACTTGGAGAAGGAAACATCCCCCGCGAGGATCAGCGGCAGGGTATTCCCATAGCCCGCCTTCAGGGTCAGGAAGCAGCCCTCTTCCTCCAGGGTGGCGAGGTGGGACTTGTTCAGGTTCCAGACGGAGACCTTCGCCGTGTTACTGCTCTCCAACTCCTGCTTCTGGATCGAGAAGGCGATGTGGAGTGTGTAGGGGGTCGTATCCCCGATTTCAAAACCGGGGGCCCCAGGCTTACCGGCGGCCAGCCGATATTGCCGATCAAAGTTTTTCACGTTTTCACCTCCGGGAGCGTGTGGGCGCGAAGCGCCTATTTTCCTCTCTGTTAAGAGAGGAAAATGGTTCTGGTATATGGTACTGGTTATGGTTATGGTTATGGTACTGGTTACACCGGATTGTCACGGTGACTGTCCGTTGGACTGTCCACGGACTGTCCGTAGGACAATCCGATGGACGGTTACTTTTTGGTGTCCCGGGCCGGGAAAAAGACGAACTGTGCGTTCCCTTCGATGAAGTCCCGCCGTCCGATGGACTCCTGCTCAGTGATAACACCGAACGCCCCAGCCGGAAGGCCAGGGCGTCCGCAGAACAGGTTCAGGGGAAGGCTGGGGACAATCCGCACCCCTTCGATGATGGGAGACCGGTCGGAGGTGTAGAGGCCCCACATCCAGCGGCCGGCGGTATCGTTCCATGTGAAACGCATCTGGTAGGAGGTCCCGCCCAGGACAACGCGGGAGAAGCTGTCGTTCATATCGGGGACAGCGATGATGGTATAGTCCACGCTGGCCTCCTTTCGGATTTAGAGCAACCCGGCGGAGTTTGCCAGGTTGTAGAGAATGGAGCCTGACTTCCCGCCGTTGGACCCCTTGGAGCCCCCGGAGCCTCCGGAGCCTCCCGAACCGGTGGAGCCTCCAGCGCCGCCGGTGCTCCCGGTGGAAGTGGAGGCCGTCCCAGCGTTGGCCCCGGTGGCCCCGCTCTTGCCGTAGCTGTCGGGGATCGTGGTGGTCTTTGTTTCCGTGACGGGGATTTGCTTCAGGCTGAGGGAAACTTCCTTGTTGTAGCCGGTCTCCGTACTCCGATTGATGTTCATGGACGTGATACCCATGTTGTCAAAGGTCCCGCTCGGGGTGGTGACGGAGAATGGGGTTTTGCTGAAATAGAGCTCCTTCAGCATACTCTCAGCCTCCGCCATGGATCGGACCCGGCCACGCCAGGTCAGGGGGGTGTCGCTGAGAAGAAGCGTCAGCGGGAGCTCCATCGCTTGGATGATGATACTGTCGCTTACCGTGAAGCCGGTCTCAACCGGATAGTCCGGTATGCTGGCAGTATAGGTCTGAGTTTCATCCAGCATGGCGGGGAACTCGATCCCCGCCACGCTGACGGGTGCAATCGGCCGTCTTGGCATAAACGTCACCTCGCATATTTGAGGGCGCGGGCAAGCTCATCCGTGGAGTCGTTGGTGGCCTTGTCCATCGCCTCAGAGGATTTCTGCTGTCCAGCGCGGTCCCCGTTGAACTGGTTGCTGATGTTGACGTTCTGCGTGATGACCTTACTGGTGCTCCCCCCGACGGAGGTTTGCGCGGTATTGGGGGAAGCGACCGCCGACTTTGCCACCAGGCTGATGTCGCCGGTCAAGGATTGAAGGGTCAGGGCGGCCTTGGGGGCGAAGTCCCTCACCGCGTTGCCCAGCCTGTCAGTGAGGGCTTCAACGGCGGAGCCATTGTCCGGCACCTCGATATTCAGGCTGTTGGCGAGTTTCCCCGCGATGGCCTCGGCGGCCGAGATGACCTTGGGGGCGGATTGTTCGATACCGGCAGCCAGGCCGCCCATGAAGTCAGGCATCCAGCTCTGGTAATCGGTCAATGGGCCCTCATCGGGGACGGAGAAGTGCAGGAAGGATTTGATCTTGTCGGCCACGCCCTTCACAGCGTCCGTAACCTTCCCCACGGCCCCGGTGATCCCGTCCACTATGCCGCCGATGATGTCAGCGCCCCACTGGAGGGCTTGCGCGGGCAGACCGGTGATCCAGTCGATGGCCGCCTGGAAGCCGTTTACGATGGAGTCCTTGATGTTGCCGACGGTGGTGGTGATGCCCTCCCATATCGTGTTGAACACGCTGGAGATGACATTCCACAAGGTCTCCAGGATCGCAGTAACGATGTTGACGATCCCGTTCCACACATCGGATATGAGCGTTTTTACATCCTCCCACAACTGCCCCCAATTACCGGAGAACAGATCGGAGAAGATGGCGAAGAGGTCCGCCAGCACATCGAGGGCCGCCCCAAATACCGCTTTTATGACCTCCCAAACACCGGATAGGTAGGTGATGATGGTACTGCCCCAGGTATCCCAAAACGCTTTGAGAGCGCCGAAGGCTACCTTTACGATGGCGCCGATGATCGTGCAGGCCGCTTGGAAGATAGCCTTTATCGCATCCCACGCGGCGGAGAGAATTTGCTTTATCACGTTCCAGGCGGTGAGAAGGATCGTTTTTATCGCGGTCCATGCGGCGGAGAGGGCGCTTTTGATCTGCTCCCCGTGTTCCTGCCAGAAACGGGTCAGGCCGCTAAATATGGATATTGCCAGGTTCTTGATGAGGTTCCACGCGGCGGCCAGCATGGTCTTGATGCTGTCCCACACCATGCGGAAGGCTTTCAGCACAGCTTCGCCGTGTTCCTCCCACCAGTCCTGAAGGGCACCGAAGATGGACAGGGCCACGCCCTTGATGACCTCCCAGGTTTTCTTCAGGAATGAGGTCACGGCCTCCCACGCCTTGAAAATGGCCTGCCTGGCGTTATCTGCGCCAATGCCAGCCTTGTCAAAGAGGGAACCGATCATGCTGTCGTTGCCCTGCAAGAAATTGATGAAGTCCTCCACCAGGAGGGCCAGCAGAACGATGACAGCGACGATGGCGACAGCTTTTAGGTTGATCCCGCCCACCAGCTTCAGGATGGATTGGAGCCCGGACGTGATCTTTGTGAAATTGAAGGCGGCGAATATCGCCCCCGCCGTGATTGCCACCAGGCGGAGGAGCTTATCTGTCCCGCCCAGCTTATCAGACAGCCACTCAATCCGGGTCTGTACTTTTCGGAGCACATCCATCACCATGTTGAAGCCTCGGACCATCGTGGTCCCGATGGCGGTGGAGATACCCAGGGTCTCATCCATGCTGGCGACCCACTGGCCCCACTGGTTTCGGATGTTCAGTAGGGCGTCGCTGATGTTGTACTTGGTGTTGGCGAACGCGGCCCCGATCTCATCCGCGCTGTCAACGAAGGTGGCCTTCAGGTCTGCCAGGGAGATTTTCCCCTCAGAGGCCAGTTGTTCAAGCTGGTCCGTGGTGGAGCCCAGGCGCTTATTCAGTAGGGCTACCGCCTCCGGGGATTGCTCCAATAGCTGGCTGATGGTTTCGCTGTCAACCTTGCCCTTGGCGAAGGATTTGTTGATGGACTCCATCAGCCCCGCTATTTGGTCGTTGGTCTTGCCGGCGGTCTTGAATAGCTGGGTGGCGGCGTTGTTGAAGCTGATGGCCTCATCAACGGTGCCGAAGAGCTCCGAGTTTTCCTGGACCAGGCTGGAAACGGTCTTTGCTGTATCGGCGTAGCTGGATCGGGTGGCGTTGGCGGCCTCCAGGATTTTACGCTGGATTTCTTCTTGATCCCCCATCGCGCTGGTGGCCTGGTTTATCATGGTGTTGACGGTTGAAAACTCTTCAGAGATAGCGTTCAACCCCACAAGAGAGAAGCCGATGCCAATGGCGCCCAGGAGCTTTCCTGCTTTGTCCTTCAGGTCATTGATGCCCTGCTCGGCCTGGCGCTCGGACTCCTCATTGATTTTGAACCCGAGGCCGACCAGCAGCTCACGGATGGTCAACGGCTGTCACCTCCTGCCTTGATTTCCTCCAGGCGGCCAGCCTCCACGTCGTTGTCCATCTCATAGAGGGCGAACAGCTTCAGGGCTTCGTCAAGGGTGTAAACCTCTTTGAGTTCCTGCATAGAGGCCAGCCGCGCCTTGATGAGGACATACATCCTCATCTCCAGCTCACCGAACTGTGTCAGGTCAAGGGAGCCGTATTTTGCATATTCAGGGGGTCCGTCGCCTCCCGCTCGCCGCCCAGCCCATATTGGGCGGCGAGCTTCTTGAAAAAACCGGAGAAGTTCACTTTGATAACCTCGAAGATGAGCATGAACATCTCATCCAGTCCGCCGCAGAACAACTCATCCACGGTGTCGTTGTCCAGCTTTTTGTTGTCGGAGTCATCGCCGCCGATGGAAACGCTGATGTTTCCGTGGACCACCAGCAGCTCCCGGCAGAGGTATTCCAGCTTATCGCCAGAGAGACCGGAAAAGGCCCCCTGCAAGGCGGGGGCCAGTTCCGAGAGGTCGGCGTCCAGGGACTTCTTCCCGCCGCTCTTGTCACCGGAATACTTCAGGGCCACGGGGGCGATGCCGGCCAGCATGGGGGCCGCCACCCCGGCCAGGTCGCCGGTCATCTTGGCGGCGGTGAAGGCGGGAAACGGGCGGATGTAGAACTTGTTTTCACCGATTGTCTTGACTGTGGGCTTGAATTGCTTCATACCTGTTCCTCACTTTCTTACTCGGTGATCTCACCGATGCCGGTGTGGATTTCCCACTCGTTGTTGGTGGCTTCCTTGCCCCGGGTCCGGGTTGCGGGCTTCGGAACCCACGCCTGATCGGCGCTGAACAGAAGGCCACCCATCAGGTCCTGGACCATGATGGGCTCGATGGCGTCCCCGGTCTCCTGGTCGCGGTTGTAGAGCTCCTGGAAGTAGGTGTTGCTGTCGCTGGTCTGGAGCAGCGTGATCTTGACCACGAAGCTGTGGTCCGGGCTCATGGAGCGGACGATCTCGCCGTCGCACCCGGTTTTCTTTGTGGTGCCGTCGCCGGAAGGCTCGACGCTCACATAGCTGTCATCAGCATAGCCGGAGACGGCATGGGAGCCCACGGCAATCAGGACCTTCTTGGGATCGTAGGTTTTCAACTTACCTGCCTTAGACATGATGCGTCACCTCCTCAGTAGGAATAGACCAGGGCACCATTCACCTTGACGGCGTGGATGGCCCCGGCCAGGATGGCGGAGAACTTACAGTCGATGAGCTTCCGGGAAGCCTTCTGCTCATCGGTCAGGTTGGCAGCCAGGGGGACGGAGGTGATGTAACCGGGGATGCGGTTATCCTGCTCATCGTAGGCATCCTCAGCGATGCCGCCCCGGCGGACACCCTCCTTCAGGCTGGCGATCATCTGGTTGTGGACGATACCGATACCCTTGTCGGTGTAGGGAATCTTGCTCTGCTTCACAAGGGTGTTGATGATCCGCAACTGCATATCGTTCTTCAGCCAGTCGCGGAACCGGATCACGTCGATCCACTCTCCGGCCCGAACCTTGCCGCCCTGGACCAGCCCGGTGTTGCCCACCTTGATGTAGTAGCTGGCCGGTTCCTTCTCCAGGGTGTTGATGGTGGTGGAGCTAAACTTGGAGATGTTGACCGATGCCAGGGACTTGTTCACCCAGGTCTCAGAGCCGGTGGGGTAGGACAGGAAGCGAACGGCGATGGCGACGTGCATACAGCGGTCAGCGGGGATCGTCTTGGGGCCGTCCTCATAGCAGACGCCGAAGGAGCGGTAGTAGATGTCGGACACGGGGTTGTTGCCGGGGGTGCCGTAGGCATACCCGAACATCTTCTCCCGGCTCTCGGTCCACTCGGCCATGATCTCCAGGTCATCTTCAGGGATGCCAGCGGCCAGGGCCACATACCAGCCGGTCTCGGCTTCCTCGGCGCGGCTCAGGGTCAGATTGGGAGACTCCAGCGCGGTGGGATCGTCCGCCTGGACTTCCGGGGTGGTGTGCTCTGTATCCTCGCCGCCGGTCTCGGCTTCCTCTGTGTCACCGGCTCCAGCGTCCTCGCTGGTAGGCTCGACGGGCTTCTGGACCGCGATGAAGATATAGGACGGCTTGGTGGTCTGGCTGAAGGCGACGCGGGCGGCGGTGCCCACGGGATCAGCGTCGGTGCCCTCAGACACCCAGCCGACCTCGTTCACCTCATCGAGCCCATAGTAAACGCCCACATCGGGCGGGGGAGTCGCGCCCGGCTTTTTGGGGCCCGGCCCGACAATCAGGATGTTGTCGAAGCTGGCACCACTACTGACAACGCTCTGGAGGTCAATGGTGATGTCAACGATCCTGCTGAGATTGTTACTCAATTCAGCTCACTCCTTTTCGTTTCAGTGACTTCAACCTCTGTGAAGTACCCGGTCCGCTTCTCGGCAATTTCTTTGTTCCTGCCGCCGCTTTCCGTGGGCTTCCACTCGGGTTCGATATGGGGCGGGAGCACCTGGCCCGGGGTATCGGGATCGACCGGGGTTGTAGGCTTGCCCGGCTCATCGGGTTTCTCGGGTTCTCCAGGTTCGCCAGGATCAGGTCCCGGGGTAGGCCCGGGAGCAGGCTGGTCGATCTTGATGCTGGACTCATCCAGGACCCCGGCGAAGCCAACAGCGGCAACGGTGAAGTTGACGTTGAACTCTACCAGGGCCCGGTACTCATAGGAAACATCGTTGATAATCGCGGTGGTGTCCTGGACGGGTCCATCCACCAGCATGGAGAGGTTTTGAAGGTTCAGCTCGTTTGTGACCATCTCGGACATCATGTAATTTACATAGTCGGTCAGGTCTCCAACGGCCGTGTTCTCCATCGCCCCATTAGGGAGCCTGAAGCCGTTGGTGAAAAGCTGGACCTCCAGTTTTGCGGTGGTGGGATAAAAAGAACACAGCTCCCCGTCAATGAATTGCTCGACGGGGAACTGCGTTGACTGCGCTGGGCCAAAGGCCAGCTTGACCAGGGGTTTACCCTTCTTTGCGCTTTTGGTGTTCGCCATTTCGACGGACGCCCCGGTGAAGTATGCAGCGGTGATCCCATAGACCGCCCGTTTCATTTCGGTGTAGGTCATTTGGGCACCTCCACTTCCGGCGGGCCAATGCCCTCGGACCCCGGGGCCATCTCAGCGAACTCGGCCTCAGTGTGGGCCAGGATGGTGTGATCCCACGTCTGGCAGGATTTACACTCATACCAGCGGCCATCATAGTACAGCCGGTCTCCCTCTGTCCCGGTTTCCTCATCGGCGGGCTGGAACTTGGTTTCGCCTATGGACTTGATCCGCCTCACGGTCCGCTCCCCTTCAGGGAGGGCCTGGAGCTCATCACTGGAGAGAGGCTGGACGTTCAGCGTCACCAGGAAATCCTCATGGCCGCCCGGGGCGGAGTATCCGCCGCAGTTGGTGTCCGGTTTGAGGCGGCGGGCCACATACTGGTGCTTGAAAAATCCGAACAGCATTTAAGCCCTTCCTTTCTTGTCGATGACGGTCATTACCGACTGCCTCATGCGCCCGGTGTCAATCAGCGGCTTGTCGGACTTCTTCTTCCTGATGGTGCTCTCAGCGTTGGGCTCGAACTCGCCGTCCACGATGGTTTCCTGGATCAGCCCCTTTTGGAATACTGCGATCTCCTTCAGGATTTGCTCCGCCGTCGTGGTGCCGTCGCACAGCTTTCCGATCTGCGCTTGGCAGAAGGCGATGATCTTGTCCTTGTTATCGTCCACGCTCTTCCGCATGAACGGTCTGGAGGGGGCCCGGGATGTCCCGACCTCATTGAAGGCAGCGATATCCACAAGGTCCACGCCGTCCTCGCTGGAGCCCTGCCCCTGCTGGAACCCGGCGTGGCTCATCAGCTCCCCCAGCTTCTTCAACTCCTGGTAAAACCGCTTGCCTTCCGGGGTGGTCTCATCAATCACAGCCATCAGCGTTCACCTGCCGATACAATGGATATCACGAAGAGCCTCCGCAGGTTCAGGTACTCCAGGCCGTATGAGGTGAG